TCCAACATGTCCAAAATGCGGCTGCGATAAGCCCAAGATTTTTGTACACGGGCACTATCAATGTGCCTATTGTAAATGTATTGTTGACGGAGATTGTTGCCAGGGGGAAACGAAGCAAGGATCTCAGGATGCCGATTCGTAAGGTAAAGGGCGGTTGGACCTTTGGCGGTGCTGTATATAAGACGTTGGATGCGGCTAAAAGAGCGTATAAAGCTTATTTAGCCAAACGGCGGCATCGCGCATGGAAGCATAGTGCTAAATAGAAACAAGGAGTTTTGTCATGCCTATTAAACTTTTACCACGACACAAGCAACGACTCTCTGGGGCGGGTGCGCCAGGACGTAGTCGCAAGCGCAAAGTGACATCTTCAGAAGCTCTTGGGGCTCCCCTTACGGCAAAGGAAAAGGCGCTTTTGGAAAAAAGGGGGACGCCGAAAAAAAGGAAGCGCAGGGTCTTCTTGGAGACCCCGGTACTTCCCAAAAAACCATCGGGAAGTTCGTGGGGGAAGCCGAAGAATAAACGGGGAGCAGCGGCTCGCGCTAAAGGTCGTACTACAACGAGAAAGAAGGGATGAAGTAATATGCCTAATGTAGCTGGGGTTCAGTTCCCCTATACCCCGCAAGGGGTACAAGCCGCGCAATTGTATCAAAGGTCTTTGTCACCAAGACGGGGCCTGGGTTTTCGTCCTATTCGCATGGCCGAAGGTAGCACACCGGAACATGAAAATGCCTTGATTTACATTAAGTGGGCGCATGGAGAGGGTAGCGATAGTCTGCCACGGGAGTTTCAGATCAATGATCTCAACTTCTTGGCTCAATTAATAGTCACCCTGGAGAACGATCCGGAAGCCGCAATTAAATATAAAGAGAAGCTTCAAAGAGCTATTGAAACGCCTGTTTCCGAAGGAATTGCACCGCCGACGACAGCGGAGGAGGTGGCCTTCGGCGCGACTGCGGGTACAGGGGCAGCGCTTGCTGCCACTGGTTTGGGCCGACAGGAGGCTTTAAGGGCAATGGGCGAGTCTAACCCAATCATTGCCGCCGCTGACGAACAAATCGCACAAAATATGATGGATGTGGATCAGGGTGTTGCCACCGGTTTGGGCCGACAGCCGGATTTAAGGGCAATGACCAAAGGCTTTGATGTGACCCCGCGTGGCCCAGCGCCGGAGAGGGCTAAAACTATGGAGTTTCCCTATCCCATAAACCCAGAGACGGGCCTACCTTGGACGGAAGAAGAAATAGGGCCTGTTGTAAGGGCTCCTAAAGAATCAGGAGAAGATTATCCTAGCCGGGGATATTACGAGGGGGACAAACTCTTCGGAACCAAAACTATGGAGTACGTTCCTAAACGGGATGACATTTCTCCATGGCTGGAAAGTTTCACCCCAGGCGGGCCGGTTCAAGGAATGCGTTACGGCGGCGTTCCCAGAGGAACTGTGGCCGGGGAGCTTGAACCGCGCGGCTATCTGACTGCGCGACAAGCGGGTGAAACCATGCGCGAGCGGGCTAAAGGACTAAGGGACCGCCGCAACTATGGCGGCGGAATAGGCTCTCTCTATAACAGGTACGGGTAATTAAGTATGGCGGATATACCTCGTCCAAGAAGTGATCTTGGAACTGCGTCTCTTGTAGAGCGGCGCGACCAGATACCTCCTGTAGAACTGGACGTTGAGGAAGGACCTGGGGCCGTGGTCGCTGTAGAGGGAGACGCGGTAATTGAAGCTCCCGGTTTGTCTATTGAGATGGAGGAGGATGGTGGGGTTGTCGTGGATTTCGATCCACGGATCACGGCCCAAGGTTCCGGAGATTTTTACGATAATTTAGCGGAGGAGCTTTCGGACGCTGATTTAGGCCGTATTGCGTCCACGGTTCTTGAAGAATATGAATCGAACAAGACCGGGCGCAAGGACTGGGAAGACACTTATGTGAATGGTCTTGAACTTCTTGGTTTCAAGTATCAGGACCGCACGGAGCCCTTTAGGGGGGCCACGGGTGTAACACATCCTTTATTGGCCGAAGCTGTAACGCAATTTCAGGCGCAGGCTTTTGGAGAGCTTTTCCCGTCCGGGGGACCTGTCAGAACTGAAATTATTGGAAGAGTAACACCTGAAGTCGAGCAGCAGGCAGAGCGCGTTCGTCATTACATGAATTATCAAGTTACCTGTGTAATGAAGGAGTACACGCCGGAATTCGATCAGATGCTGTTTTATCTACCGCTGTCGGGTTCTACTTTCAAGAAGGTATACTACGATGAGTTTTTGGGTAGGGCTGTTAGCAAGTTCGTACCTGCTGAACAACTGGTTGTCCCTTACACGGCGACGGATCTTGAGACTGCTGAAAACGTTACACACGTTATTCAGATAAGTGAAAATGATTTACGCAAGAAACAGGTCGCCGGTTTTTACAGTGATATTGAGGTCTCTCCTTCACAGACCGATCCTTCTCAAGTCCAGGAAGAGATGGATGATATCTCTGGTGTGGGACCGTCTTACCTGGACACTGAGGTAACCTTATTGGAATGCCATATTGATTTGGATATTCCGGGTTACGAGGATGTCGGGGACGACGGTGAGAATACAAAGATCAAGCTTCCTTATATTGTAACGGTATCCGAGAACAATGGAAAAGTTCTGAGTATCCGACGCAATTGGCAGGAAGAAGATTCCAACAGGAAAAAGATTCAATATTTTGTTCATTTCAAGTTCTTGCCCGGTTTTGGTTTTTACGGTCTTGGCCTGATCCACATGATTGGAGGGCTAAGTCGAACGGCGACGGCGGCGCTACGTCAATTGATAGATGCCGGGACCCTGTCCAACCTCCCAGCGGGGTTCAAGGCGCGCGGACTCCGGATCCGTAATGATGATGAGCCGTTGTCGCCGGGAGAATTTCGCGATGTAGATGCTCCGGGGGGCGTGATTCGCGACGCCTTGATGCTTCTTCCTTATAAAGGAGCCGATGCAACGCTATTTCAATTGATGGGCTTTTGTGTGGAAGCGGGTCAAAGGTTTGCTGCTGTATCTAATCTCCAAGTTGGTGATGGCAATCAGCAGGCTCCTGTTGGTACGACTATTGCCATGCTGGAGCAGGGAGCCAAGGTAATGTCCGCTATTCACAAGCGGTTGTACTATGGCCTTAAAGAGGAATTCTTGTTGCTGGCTCATGTTTTCGGGGAATTTTTGCCGCCGGAATATCCTTACAACGTCGTAGGTGCGGAAAAAACCATAAAGGCAGAAGATTTTGATGACAGGGTTGATGTTATTCCCGTATCTGACCCCAACATCTTCTCAATGGCGCAACGGGTTACGTTGGCACAAACGGAATTGCAACTGGCACAATCGGCTCCTGATCTTCATAACATGTATGAAGCGTACAGGCGCATGTATAAGGCGATTGGTGTACGTGACGTTGACACCATTTTAAAGCCTATGGAACAAGGGGATCCGGCACCCAAAGATCCCGCAGCAGAAAACTCTGACTCTTTAGAGAGCGTTCCTTTGGAAGCTTTTGAGGGACAAAACCACGACGCACATATTATGGCGCATCTTGTATTTGGTTCTTCGGGAATGGTTGTACAAATGCCCCCGACAGTTATGTCTCTTCAAAAACACGTAATGGACCACCTTGCGCTGAAAGCAAGGGAGCAGGTTATGGCACAAATGGGTCAACAGTTGCAGGGCCAGGAAATGTCTCCCGAACAGTTCATGCAGGTTGAAGGGGCTGTTGCAGAGTTAATTTCTAAGGGAATGCAGGAAGTGAAGCAAATTAGTTCCCAAATCAGTGGACAGGGTCAAGAAGATCCTCTTATCGCCCTCAAGGCGCAGGATTTGGAAATCAAGGCGCGCAAAGATCAGCAAGATACGAATATTGATTTGCAAAGGCTTGAACTAGACAAGCAGAAAAATGCTAATACAGTGGCTTTAGGCAACCAACGCATTCAATCCAACGAGGGGATTGTGGATGCTCGGATAGATGCCGCTAGAGAACGTGAGATTATGAAACTAAGGTCGAAGTAGGAGATTATTATGGCTGATAATAAAAAAGGTCCTTCCGTGGGTCCGATTGCTAGGGGTATGATCATTAAGGGTCAAGGAAAAGTTCCTTATCACGGCCCTGAAGACGTTGCTACGCCACAAACTGCCAAAGGCACGGTGCAAAAAGGCACCAATCCAAAGGGCGGAATGGGTGCAGCACTTCGAGGGGGCACTTTTACTTACTAACTAGGAGAGTATCCATGTACAAATGGTTTATGGGCCGTGTTAAAGAGCCCTCTACTTATGCGGCGATATC